GACGCGGCAATCGATGAGCTGCTCGTGCTGGTCGAGGCGATCGCGGATCACCTGCGGTTCAAGCGGCTGGAGGGCTTCCCCGAAGCGGCGTGGGTCGGGATCGGCAACGAGCCGGTGGTGTCGAGCGAAGCGCTCGAACAGCACCGAGTGTTCACGAGCGTGCTCAGCGTCACCTACCGGGAGCGGAGGTAGCCATGCGCAACACCATCATCTTCGGCGTGGCGATGACCGACGAGCTCAAGCCGCTGGCGACCCAGAAGACCATCGCCACCTTCACGCTCACCGCGTCGCACAAGAACACGCAGGACATGCTGCTCTCAGACGGCAAGACCGACCCCATCGAAGTCGCCCCGGGCACGCAGTACTACTTCGAGCGGGTCAACCTGGCGGACATTCTGGTCAAGAGCAAGGGCGGCGAGACGGTCTTCGTGGTCGGCCACAGCGCCGAGTGAAAGGAGTCAGCGATGGCAATCAAGCTCGGCATGGAAGCCGCCCTGAAGTACAAGACGGGCGGCCAGGCAGGCGCAGGTGCGTGGACGGCGCTGGGCAACACCCGCGACGTGACGCTGAGCCTCGAGGCGGGCGAGGCGGATGTGACCACGCGTGCCAATAGCGGCTGGCGGGCAACGGTCGCCACGCTCAAGGAAGCGAGCGTGGAGTTCGAGATGGTCTGGGACACGGGCGACGCCGGGTTCACCGCCATCAAGAACGCCTTCTTCAACAACGACCCCATCGGCCTCCAGATCCTCGACGCGGCCGCGGGTCAGGGCCTGCAAGCGGACTTCTCGATCACCAACTTCAGCCGAAGCGAAGCCCTCGAAGAGGCCATCACGGTTTCGGTGACCGCCAAGGTCACGTACTCGGCGACGGCGCCTTCATGGATCGGTTCATAAACCCGGCGGTGGAGTCGGTGCCACAGGTGTTCAACGGCTGTTCAATCGCTGTGCAACCGGCACAGCGTCTCAATGGAGGCATGGATGCGGCAGTTCAAGGACAACGCGGGTCGGACCTGGACGGTGGACATCAACGTCGCCACGCTCAAGCGCGTGCGCGGGCTCACGGGCGTCGACCTCATGCAGGTCATCGAGGGGACGCTCATCGAGAAGTTCATCCGCGACCCCGTGCTCTTGTGCGACGTGGTGTACGCGGTCTGCAAGCCCGAGGCGGACGCCGCCAAGGTTTCCGACGAGGAGTTCGGCAAGGCAATGGCGGGCGACGCGATCGAGGCCGCGACGGGCGCGGTGCTGGATGAACTCATCAGTTTCTGCCCGAGCCCGAGGGACCGGGCCAACCTCGGGCGGGTGCTCCAGGCCACCAACCGCGTGATGGAGAAGGCTCGCGACCTGACGGAGAAGCGGATCGAGACGCTGACCAGCGAGAGCGAGCTGGACAAGCTCGTGAACCGGATGGTCCCCGAGCCGCTGACGTCTGGAAGTTCATCTACCAGTGCGCCGGAGCCCTCGGCCTCGACCCCGGGCCCCTGACGCTGCGGGAGCTGGTCGCCATGCTCGATGGCCGTCAGCGCCACGACTGGTCAATCGCTGCCGCCGTCATGTCCGTGGTGGCCAACACCGCCCGCGACACCAAGCGATCCCGCCTGCTCAAACCCGCCGACTTCGACCCGTTCCACAAGCCCCAGCGACCCGTCAAGGTTGACGTGTCGGTCCTCAAAGACGTGTTCATCGACCGCCGCATGCCGGAGGTCGCCAAGGAGACTCGTGCATGAAGAGCCTGACCACCCGCCATTACGTCTATCTCGGTGCCCTGATCCTGCTGGCGCTCGTGCTCGCGTCGTGCGCTGGCCTCGACCTTGGCGACATCGTCAAGGTCAAGACGCCCAACACCATCCAGCAGACCACCGGCCTGCCGTCGACGCTCAGCCTCAACGAGGCGGAGGTCGAGTACCAGAACTGGTTCAACCTCACGCAGACGACCGGCGCGCAGTGGAAGGGCAACATCGAGAAGGCTGGCGAGATCCGCGGGCTGCTCGGTCAGCTCACGCTCTCGGCCCTCGACACCGTCGGCCCAACCGTCGCGGGGCTGCCCGTACTCGGGCCAGCGCTGCCCGCACTCACCGGCATCGTCGGCCTGTTCATCGGGTCCGGCCGTCTCCGCAAGGAGAAGGAAGCGTCGTTCAACAAGGGCCTGGAGAAGGGCAGCACCATCGCCGGCACCGGAGGTGGGCAGGTTGGGGGTGCTGGGAGCAGCGGCGCGTGATCACCATGCGGATCAAGGACATGTTCTTCGATCGCCACGTCGTCATGGCGGCGGTCGACAACGCCAAGCGGAAGGTGCTCAGCAAGGCCGGCGCGTTCATCCGCACGGCGGCCAAGACGAGCATCCGCAAACGCAAGGGGTCGGCTCCTCCCGGGGCCCCGCCCCATTCGCACGAGGGCAGCCTTCGTCGGCTGATCCTCTTCGGGTACGACAAGCCCAACGACTCGGTCGTCGTCGGGCCGGTGGGCTTCAAGAAGAGCACCGCACCGAGCGTGCTCGAGTACGGCGGTGACACCGTCGTCTTTCGCAGACGCGGCGGCAAGCTCACGTCGCAGAAGGTCAAGATCGCGCCGCGGCCGTACATGGCCCCGGCGCTGGAAAAGGAGCGGCCCAGGCTGCCGCTCGTGTGGCGGAACTCCGTCAGGAAGGGCTGACTCACCGTGGCCGACACCCGTGGCATCCGAGCAGGCCGGGCCTTTGTTGAGCTGGGCGTCAGCGACAAGCTGTCGTCTGGCCTGAAGGCGGCCCAGAAGAAGCTCGAAGCCTTCGGGGAGGGGCTGCGGTCCATCGGCACCAAGATGGCGGGCATCGGGGTCGCGGCGGTCACGGCGCTACTCGGCACCGCGAAGGCGTTCAGCGACTCGGGCGATGCGCTCGACAAGATGAGCGCCCGCACAGGCGTGAGTGTCGAGGCCCTGAGCGAGCTCGGGTACGCCGCCGACCTCTCGGGCACGGACATGGAGACGCTGGAGAACGGCCTCCGCGTTATGCAGAAGACGCTGACGGAGGCGTCGCAGGGTTCGAAAGGGGCAAACGAGGCACTCGCACGGCTTGGGCTGACCGTGCAGGACCTGGCGAAGCTCTCCCCTGACGAGCAGTTCAAGCTGCTGGCCGACCGGATCTCACAGATCCAAGACCCGGCGCTCCGGGCCGCGATGGCGATGGACCTCTTCGGCAAGGCGGGGACCAAGCTTCTGCCGCTCATGGCCGACGGGGCCGCGGGCATCAACGAGATGCAGGAACAAGCCCGCAAGCTCGGGCTGACGGTCAGCACCGAGACCGCCCGCGACGCCGCGGAACTCAACGACGCGCTGGGCACGCTCTGGAAGGTCCTCAAGCAGGGCGTGTTCACCATCGGCGGGGCGCTCGCACCCACCATCAAGGACCTGACCGAGCGGATCACGCGGATCGTCGTCAGCGCCACGGCGTGGGTGAAGGCAAACATGGAGACGGTGGTTTGGGCGCTCAAGGTCGCGGCGGCGGTTGCGGTCGCGGGGATCGCGATTGTCGGCCTGGGGTACATCATCTCGGGCATCGGCGCGGCGATTGGCATCGTGGCCGCCGTCATCGGCGGGATCGGCACGGCCTTCAGCCTGATCGGGGCCGCGATCGGTGCGATCCTGACCCCGGTGGGCCTGACCATCGCCGCGATCGTGGCGCTGGGCAGCACGCTGCTGGTCGTCACCGGCGCGGGAGGAGAAGCCCTGTCGTGGCTGGCGGAGAAGTTCACCGAGCTGCGCGACTGGGTCGGCAAGGTGGTCGGCGGCATCTCCGACGCTCTCGCCGCCGGCGACATCGCACTCGCAGCCGAGATCCTGTGGCTGTCGCTGAAGGTCATCTGGCAGCAGGGCGTGGCGGCGCTGAACAAGGCGTGGCTGGGTGCGAAGGAGTTCTTCGTCTCCACGGCGTACTCCATGTGGTACGGGGCGCTCGCCGCCGCGGAGATCGTGTTCCACTCGCTCGAGGTCGCGTGGATCGAGACGACTGCCTTCCTGTCAAAGACCTGGACCAACTTCGCCACGGGCTTCCAGATGATCTGGGAGGAGGCGTCGAGCTGGGTCGCCAAGCGGATGCTGGAGATCCAGGGGCTGTTCGATGACGGGCTGGATGTCGAAGCCGCAAAGAAGGCGGTCGATCAGCAGCTCGAATCCCGCCTGGTCGAGTTGGAGAACGCCGCGCAGCAGTCCGTGACCGCGCGCGAGGGGCAGCGGGAGCAACAGCGCCGCGACGCCGCCGCCATGCACGAGGCGACGCTCGCTGCGATCGGCCAGGACTTTGAGAACGCCCAGGAAGCCTTGCGCAAAGACACGGAAGCCGGGCTCGCCGAGTCGCAGGCCGCTCTGGACGCTGCGAAGCAGAAACTCGCCGCTGCAATCGAAGAAGCCCGCAAGAAGCGCGAGGCCGCCGATGCCGAGAAGGGTCCCGGTCGCCCGCAGCGGGATCTGATGGCCGACTTCGAGGAGCGTCTGTCGGGCCTTGGCGCGGCCATCGGCAAGGGCGTCAGCGTCACCGGCACGTTCAGCGCCGCGGCGGTCTCGGGCCTGGGCACCGGTGGCGACGCCGCCGAACGCACCGCCAGCGCCACCGAGCAGACCGCCCGCAACACCAAGCGTCTGCTGGATGCCAGCGTCGACAACGGGCTGCGGTTCGCCTGACGCCTTCCCACAGAAAGGAGCTCTTCGCTCGTGCCGGTCGAGGTGTTTGAGAAGTTCGAGAGCCGCCGCTCTACCAAGGCGAACCAAGCCTCGCAGTCCTCTGCCGAGCTCGGCTACATCGTGCGCGGCACGGCCGACGACCTCGCGGCCCGCACCGCCGCGCAAGCGGCGTCCCCGGCGACCTACGACACGCTCCCGCGCCAGACCATCCAGATCGAGCCCATCGGCCCGCAGCTGTGGGACGTGACCGTCCGCTACAGCCAGAACGCCTCCACCGGCACGAGCACCCCGAGCGAGTCGTCGTTCACCTTCGAGACCGGCGGCGGCACCCAGCACATCACCCAGAGCCTGCAGACCATGCAGCGCCGCCCAGCGCCGGGCACCACCGCGCCCGACTTCGGCGGCGCGATCGGCGTCACCGCCGACGGCGTCGAGGGCGTGGACATCACGGTCCCCGTCTACCAGTTCTCCGAGACGCACTACTTCACCGATGCGCAGGTCACCGCGTCGTACAAGGGCGCGATCTTCTCGTGCACGGGCAAGACCAACGCGGGCTCGTTCCGCGGGTTCGCGGCGGGCGAGGTGCTGTTCCTGGGCGCGACGGGCTCCAAGCGCGGCGACGGCCCCGATGACGACTGGGAGATCACGTTCCGGTTCGCCGCGAGCCCCAATCAGACCAACCTGACCGTCGGTCCCGTCACCGGGATCAACAAGAAGGGGTGGGAGTACCTGTGGGTCCGCTACGCCGACGCGGAGGACTCGGGCTCCGGCGCGATCATCAAGAAACCCATCGCCGCGTACGTCGAGCGCGTGTACGACCAGGCCAACTTCGGAACACTCGGAATCTAAAGCATGCCCGACGACCTCCGCAAAGTCCGCTCCGGCCAGCCCCTCCGCATCCCCGCGGGCGCGTACAACGCGTTCATCGATGCGGCGGTCGATCTGCGCTCGCGTCAGGGTCGCGGCCAGGCCGTCGCCGGGCCGCTCGTTGAGTCGGCCCAGCGCGGCATCGGCGTGGTGCTCGTCCGCAATGACTCGGGCGAACTGATCGAGCCGCACCACGCGCTGGCGATCACGGGCGTGCTGGTTGAGCCGGGCGAGGACGACCAGGAGCGGACCTTCCACAGCCGCACGCCACTGACCGGCGATATCGCCACCGAGGAGTCCGACACGCTCGCCTTCGCCGTGGCGCTCCAGCCCATCAAGCCCAACGCCCTCGGCCCCTGCGTGCTCACGGGCGTGACGACCGCGCGGGTCTACATCACCAACGAGACGGACACCACCTGCGAGCTCGCGGCCGACGAGACGGTCCTGGCCAGCACGCCCATGGGCGGCATCTCGATCCTGTGGAAAGAGGACGGCACCGGCGAGAAGTGGGCGGTGATCGAACTCGGCCGGCCATCGCCGGGTCGCATCACCGCGATCCTCGGCGCGGCCCAGCCGATCCCCACCGAGCGCAACCGCTGGCGCTACCCGTGGGTCGAGGCCCAGATCGACGGCAACCCCGGCAGCCCTGACTACTTGCGGTACGTGCCCGTCGAGAACGGACTGACCTCGCAGGCCCCGAGCGGCGGCGAGGACCCCACGCGTCTGGCGATCAACCGATTCGAGGCTCACCACATGAACGACTCCGAGCCCGGCTCTGGGTTCGGCGGTCTGCTCGGGCTCGGGCCGGTGTGCGAGCTCCCTGGCGTGCTCCCCAAGTGCCCGCCCGCGCGGTCGCTCAAGCCCAAGCTCGTGCCTATTCCGGAGGGCGTGTGCGTGCAGTTGACCTGCGAGCGCAACAGCCGGGGCAAGCCGGTGTGGGTCTTCGAGGCCATGAGCCTGATC